AGCCGGTTATGGAGAAATACTGCTATGGTGGTCTGCAGAAGATTCACGTAATGATAAAAAGGGTATAGCAGAAGTATGCAATTTAGGAATTGTTTGCGGCAGTATTAGTGGCGGTTTAGTTGTATTAGATGTTGACCCTAGAAAGGGTGGTTCGTTAGGTACATTATTTAGAAAGTTCGGTTTAGATTTAACAGAAGCAGTTATGGTGGAAACAGGTGGTGGCGGATGGCACATCTACTACAAAGCACCTAAAGGAAAAATAATTAATACTATGGTTTTACTGCCGGGTATTGAGGTTCGCAGTGAGGGTGCTATAGTAGTTGCACCACCGAGTATCCATCCAGATACTGGTAAAGAGTATAAATGGGTATGCAGTCCGTTTGATCGGGAGATTGAGCCTTTACCATTCCAGATTATGCAGGCGATAGAGAAAAAGAAAATAGATAACACTGTTAGCGTAAAAGGATACGGGCCAGAACCAACAGAGGAGATTGTACGAAGTGTACTGCGTGAAGTTCTTCTTAGTGTTGGTGAACAAGCGGATTCTCAATCAGAAGCGATTAATCATTATATACTAGGTAAATTTGATAAGCGACGGGATAAAGAAATAGATAGGTCTGGTTGGTCGTATACTCTTGCAAGGCTGCTTTTAGAAAAAGGCATAGTTGCTCAAGATGACCATATCCGTTTAGCCACAGTTGTATATGGTTCTAACGTACATAAATCTAAATTCAAGAATAGAGCGGATAGATGGCAAGATGCGTGTAGAATAGCTGATGTTGCGATTAACGCAGATTACTCAGAAGGCATTGACGAATTTACAGAAGTTATTGCTAACAAATACAAAATCCCACCATTTCCAGAAAAAATCTGTACTGGACTTATAGGTGAAATAGCCCACGCACTTGATGAAATAAGTGAAGCGCCTTTAGCGTATTTATATCATGCGTTAATGACGTGTTTTAGTATTTACGCCGCAGGAAGTGTTACATTAAACACTAACCTGAAAGTTAAACCAACACTATATACAATTTTGTTAGGTCATAGCAGTCATAGTCGTAAATCTACAGCTATAGATAAAGCTATTGACTTTTTTGGAGATGCCTTAGGTGATAATTTTTATGACCGCACATACCAAGGATTTTTTGGTAGTGGTGAAGGTGTTCTTAAAAAATTGGCTGATGTTGGACAGAAAAATTCAAGAGGTTTAGCTAATGTCCTGTGGAGTGTAGATGAGTTTGAGCAGGTTATAGCACGAAGTACAATGGAACACAGTATATTAGCACCTTTGCTGCAGACTTTATATGAAAGCGATAGGTTTGAGTATACAACTGTAACAAGAAATGTTCGTGTGACAAATGCTTATCTCAGTTTGTTAAGCTCATCTACTATTGACACTTTTTCATCCATGTGGGAAAAACGCTTAACAGAAGGCGGTTTATTGAACAGGCTTTGGTTGGTAGCACCACATCCTGCTAAGAAGTTGGTATTACCTCCAGAGTTAGGTGCGGAAGGTGAACGTTTAAAAGAAGATTTGCGTGAATTAATTTGGTCACTGGAACAAGGCCCTGTAATTAAGGTGGGTGGTGTTGAGCGTAGGTTAGCCGCTGAAATAAATACACATAAAATACCTTTAACAACTAAAGCGTTAGATTTGTGGACTGATTTTTATTTGGAAGAATTTCCTATACTTACAGAAGAAGCACCAGAAGCAGCACGTAGACTTGAAACATATGGTTTACGCTTTGCATTATTAACAGCGTTAAGTCGTAAAGAATTTGAAGGTATAAGTAGGGATACTTTAGAGAGAGTCATAGCTTTATTAAAATATGAATTTAGTGTCCGTAAAGCACTAAAACCATTAGACGCTAAAAGTGATACTGCTAAAATAGAGCAGCTTATTTGCAGGAAGTTATGCGAGGGGCAGTTAACTAAACGTGATTTGTATAGAAGTATCAGCGGGCATAGGTATGGTGCTGGTTTATTTGAACGCGCACTAGATAATTTAGCACGAATTGGTTTTATACACATAGAACGCAAAGGTAAACAAGCACTTATAACCTTAGTGGATACTCTTGACTAGTTGACTTGATAAAAATATAATGTTACTTTTATGTAAAATAACCGTTGTATAAATATACAGCGGTTTGCATTTTTATACAAGCCAGGAGGCTGTATTTGCTTGTTTGAACCTTGGGGTAGTTATGACGAATTTTATGAAGCATGGAAAAACGCTGCATTGCACATACCTTTAGATTTATCTGTTGTATATTTGCGTTTGTTAAGTTGTGGTACTACACATTTTACAGCAAAGATACCGAAAGACAGTAAGTACGTTGTTCATAAAACTACAAGAGATACTATTTGTGGTTGGCATAAGCGTTTAAGCAATCCAGACTCATATGCACGCAGAGTATATTATGGTTGCGACTGGAAGAAAGCAGTTTTATATGCAGAAATTTTTGAAATAGACCCTTTAATGATTGTAAATGAAAATGCTTTTAAATCTGAAAAATATACTGTTATCGGCTCTAACTATTGGTATCGCCCGTATAAAATACTTTTTACAGCATACCAGCAAGGTATACCTCTTAAAGATCTTGTACCCGAATGGTATCACCCAAATTTAGAACAAGCAAAACGTGAATGGTATTATTCAAAATACCATATAATGCTGTATGCAGGTGCTGCACAAACTAATAAATACAACACATACAAAAAGCGTATGCATTTGTATAATGCACTTTGTACTGCTGAAAAATTAGGAATACCTATTAAAGATTTATTTATAGATGAAACACCTAAGAATAGAACAGCTTTTGGCATGACTGCCCAAACATTAGGTAAATTAGATGAAGTAGATTCAATGTTTGTTTACGCTGTAGGGTATTTATTAGCTAATGGTGTAGGTGCTACAGATGACGGTGAACTCGAAGATGCGTTACGGAAGTTGATAGTTAAACGTAACGAGTGGAGGAATATATATCGTGCAAAAAAAGGATCAAACACAAAAGGAACAACTTGATAAAAAAGTTGTGGAGTATCTAAAAAGCTTAGAACCTGTGGAGGAAGATGACGCTACATCCAGTGTAGCAGTTTTACCAGCTAATATAGATGAACTTATACAGACATTAGATGAAACGATAGTATCCTACTTAACAGCACCACGTCTGCCTGCGAAAGAAGATTTTAAAACAATGTTTGAATTATCATTAGAGTTTGAAGATTTTCTGCGAGTATTTAAAGAACGTGTTGCTGTTAGTGCATTAACTTATGTGCCAGCAGCGGTACACGCTATGGGTAAACTGGCAGCACAAGGAGATGTCCCAGCGGCTAGAGTATTATTCACTTTAGCTGGTATGGATACTAACAGTAAATCAGGCAGCACCAGTAATGTTTTAACTCAAGTTAATGTAAATGTACCTACTTTAAAAGACATGGTGGTGGATGTCAGTGACAGCACAGATTGATACTTTATGTGCCGCACACGCTAAAGCAGATTATAAAGATTATTTAACACAATTAACCCTGCATTTTGTGGATAGACTATTTCCAAAAAGTGCTAAGAAAACTATTATGGATATGCCACTAATTGGGCCTAATGGTTTACGTCAACAGTTAGGCGAATTAAGTTTAGAGTATTTTGCTAGAGCGTATTTTCCAGAATATTTCATTAAACCGTTAGGCGATTTTCATAGAGCAGCGTATGAAGAACTAACTAAAATTTTAGCTAAACCTCCTTCACGTAGGCGTTTAGCCAGAGGGTGGCCTCGTGGTTTTGCTAAATCAACTATCTTTAACTTTTTCACACCTACAAATGCTATGGTTTATGGTAAGCGTGGTTTTATACTGCAAGCTTCTGATACTGAATCACAGGCTACAAGTTTCCTTGCAGATATTAAAAATTCTTTAGACGGTAATCCACATATATTCCAAGATTTTGGTGATGTCAAAGGGAATGTCTGGCGCAGCGATATGGTTGCAGTTAAAAATGCTAAAGGTGTTAGTTATGTGGCGGCTATAGGTGCAGAAAGTAGTGCTCGTGGTATTAGGCAAGCACAATATAGACCACAGCTTATTACACTTGACGATTTAGAAAATGATGAATCTGTGCAAACGTTGGATAGGATAGAAAAGCGGTATAAATGGTTAACACGCACATTAATTCCTATCGGTGACGAAACTACTGACATAATTTATGTAGGTACTGTTTTAGCTGAATCTTGTGTATTTGATAGAGTATTAAACGATCCTGCATGGGATGCACAAAAATACTCAGCAATAAAACGGTGGAGTGACTCACCCCTATGGGATGAGTGGAAACGTTTATACACAGATTTGACGGTAAGTAAAGAAGAACGTAGTAAGCAGGCACGAGAATTTTATGAAGCAAATAAAGAGGAGTTACTTAGAGGTACTGAGGTGCTGTGGCCCGAAGGTAAGTCTTATCTTGATTTAATGGAAATGTATATAGATATTGGTGATTTAGCTTTTCAAGCGGAAATGCAGAATACACCGATTAATCCACAGGACTGTATATTTAAACGTGATTGGTTTAGTTACTACGATCCAGAAGTTACACTAAATCGTATAAAAATTGTGGAGTATGCTGGTGCAGTTGACCCATCTCTTGGTAAAAGCAAGCTAGGCGATTATACTGCTATTATTACATTAGGGCGTGGTAGTGATGGATTTATTTATGTTATTGATGCTTTAATAGAACGGATGCCGCCTGATAGGATTATCGACACTATTTTACAAAAAGCAAAACAGTATAGATATACACGTTTTGGTATAGAAGTAAACCAATTCCAAGATTTGTTACGTTTAGAACTGCTTAGAGAAGCAACACGTCGAAATATCTATTTACCTGTCACAGAAATGCGACATAATAAAGATAAGGTCATACGTGTCCAGTCTTTAGTACCATATGTAAAAAATAGATACTTACGATTTAACAGGAATCACACACTTCTTTTAGACCAACTATACAATTTCCCTAAAGGTAGAAACGATGATGGCCCAGACGCATTAGAAATGGCTGTGCGTCTGCTTAATACAGGGCCAAGCATTAGTGCAATGGAAGGTGGTGTGGATTCCAGTTACAGTAGAAGAACCTCTGATGATGACGATGATAATGCTAGAAGTTACGGTCTTAGCTGGACAGATTTTTAGGAAAGGGGTTATGAAATGCCTTATTGGTTCGCAGTCGTTTTATTGTTGTGGACACCATTTATTTGCTTATCGAGTATAATTATAGGTGCTTACATCATGTGGTGCAAAGAGCGAGGTGCTAATCCATTAACTGATGTAAAAACTATATTTATGCCTGAACCTTCTACTGCAAATAAAAATATAGATGAACCTATAGGTTTTTATGACTAGGAAGGTGGTGGGTACGTGATATATACAGATGACTACATACCAAAAGATTTAATGGATGATGAAGAACTGGAGGAGTTAGAAGCACTAGAAAAATTTAAAATAGACGAACAACTAGAAAAACTAACTGAGCGTGTGCAAAATCATTTGGATTGGGCAAAAAATAGTACAGGGCGTAAAAAAGCGGAAGCCCGTTGGCGAGATGCTTGGAATTTTTGGTGCGGCAGACAATGGGATGGTATTCAGTCTTTTGGTATTCGAGGTAGAGATGCTGCTAGAAAGAGTATGAAACCTTGCCCTGTGGATAACTTTTTCAAGGCACAAATAGAGGGTATTGTCGGGGACATTTGCGATTCACCTGTGGATATTATTTTATCGCCAACAGAACCTAGTGGTGAAGAACTTGTTTTAGCATATCAAGCTGCTGTTAAACATGTATTGCGTGTTAATAGGTTTGAACGACAACGTGAAACCATAGTACGTAATGCAGAATTATATGGGCCAATGTTAGGTAAAGTATATTGGGATTCGGAGTGGGTTGGTGGTTATGACGTACCGTTTGTAGGTGAAGTGCGTATAGTTACTATTTCACCAGAAAATTTATTTATTGACCCACGAGTTAAGGCTACAGATCCATCAGCAATATCTTGTGCTGAATTCATTATATACGCTGTTAAACGGTCTTTAAGTTATATTAGGAAACGCTATCCAGAAAACGGGCATAAAGTACAAGCGGATACCTATGCAGGGTATTTATCTACAATTAATCCTGAACAAGCAGAAGGTGCTATTAGTCCAGAAGATATGTCAGTGTTGCTGATAGAGTATTGGTACACAGGAGAACCTATTGCACCTAATTTTCCTACGGATTTAGAATATGAGCCTTTTACCGATAATACTGGTAAAGGTGTTCATGTAGCAGTTGTTGCTGGCGGAGTATTGCTAGAGCATAAAACATATGTTTATCCAAAATATCCATTTGCAATAGATTGGCTATACCCTAACGAAGAAAGTGGTTATGGTTATAGTGATGCTCATGACATGCTATTACCTCAGCTTATTTTGAACAAATTAAATGAAATAGGTATTGAAGGACATTCTATACATTCTGTGGGTAACTGGGTTACAGATGAAGGAAATATCCGTAATCCACAGCAATTCCAGAAATTTGCGACAACAGGTGGTGCTATCTTACCAGTCGTTGATGCTAGTCGCATGAAGCGTGAACTTGGTGGTGGTGTTTCTGGTTCATTGTTTAACCACTACAATCAAGAACAACGTGCTATGGAAGCTGTTAGCGGCAGAATTGATATAACGCAGGGTCGTGCACCAAGAGGTATACGAGCAGCGTCTGCTATATCCCTCTTACTGCAACAAGCTGCAGGACGTATTAGGCAGCGTTCTAGATCAGTTGCCAGCTATATTGAGCAGGTAATAGATTTAGTTATTATGAATATAGGACATTTTTATACTGACGAACGTTTAATACGGGTTGA